TATAGGGTTTAGGTACACATTCATCAAATACAGTTCTAAAACAACTAGGGCAATCTGCATTACAATATGAAGTAATCTCAAAGTTGAGTAACATTAATTACCTAACTGAAGATAACTTTTTTCAAATTTATTTTTTTCATAATTATTAGATATTTTACTTATTAAACGATTAGGTAATACAAATTTCGATCTGGTATTTAAGACAAGTGTAATTTGTAAATCATTTATTTTTGCAAAATCCAACACTTCTGGTATTTCAAACCAATTATGTTCAAAAATTATATATTTCCACCATGTATTATCTTTTCCATAAAGTGTATTTCTATGTGTAAGCATATTTTCAATAGCTTTTCGTGTATTCACTCTTCTTCTATATCTTTGATTAGTATAATCATCAAGTCCATCAATAGAAAAGAAAATTTGAACATTTTTTAAAGTATTACCGATTTCTTTAAAAAAATTTTTTGATCTTAACCCTCCATTTGTAACAATACGTATAGAATTAAAAATATTTGAACTAAAAAAAATAAAATCTTTTATTTTAGGATTAACTAATGAGTCTCCTAATTCTCCTTCAAATGTTACTTCCGAATTTTTAAAAATTTTAATATCTCGTTCTATAATAAATTTATATTTTTCAAAATCCATATGAACTTGATTTAAACCAGGATGTAAATTATCATTTGGATCATAAAACGGTTTATTAAAATTCTCATAACGTTTACATGCTGGACAGGCGGCATTACAATAACTTGAAATACTAAAATCAAATTTATTCATTAAAATCCCGAACAAAGTTTTTTTATAACATTAAATTCACCTTCACTTAAATGTTTCTTATAAGAAAAATCTGCAGAAAGATAAAAATGATTAAATAGATGAGAAAAATCATCCGAATTGGTATTATCATTAATAGTTTTATCTATATTTGTTATCCAATCAATATATGTTTTTCTATTATGTATTAGTTTATGTTCAATTATTTCAAGTTTTTCTTTAAATGCTGATACTTTCCAATCTAAATATCTTTCTATTTGTGTCCAAAAGCCCTTTAATCTTATTAGATTGTTTTCTTCCAAATCAAAACTGTAATCAAAAATTTCATCATATAATTCAAATCCTAAATCTAATAAACTGTGATTACTACCTTTTACACCTATAGAAATAAAAGGTTTTTCATATAAAAATTGCTTCCATGTTTTCTCAGTAAAATAAGTGGGCCCTATCAAGTAAGTTTCTAATACTACATCACAACAGGAGTTAAAACTTTCGACTGGGGGAAAGGTATTAAAAATAAGTTTATTTACTTCGATGTTGTTTATAACCATCTTTTCTGAATGGGCCCATTTATCTTCTTGTTTATTAATCCAAAAATTAGCCAATTCTAAGTCATTAAGCATTTTAAAATCTTTTTCTGCATCAAAGCCATTTTTAAATATATTTTCTTCGATATTTGGTAATTGTCCATAATAGTTCCCCAAAGAAAACCAAGCAGGAACATTATAATGTTTTAATTCACCATCTTGGTGATGGAATTGAGGAACATAAGAATACTCATAATTCTTATGTTTGTAGTAGCGGTCAACCGTTGCTAATCTTGGTGTAGCAGGAGAACATATTAATTGACAAAAATTTTTTGTTTTTTTATATTTTTTTAATTCATCAATATCTTCTTGTTTAATAAAATCTATTCCACCATCTCTTACAGTAAAAGGAAAACATAATACCTTAATTTTTTCTTTAACTCCTATTTGTTTACACCATTTTGTATATCTTTCTTTTATATTTAAATCTGAACACAAAAACCAAACATCATATTCATGATTATATAAAATTTTATGTACTTTAGAAAATAAAGAATATGCAAAATCCCCATCATCATTATTATAAGGAGAAGAATCTAATGGAAAAAGTCTAGATCCTTCTGGGAGATCATAAAGAAGTATAGAATCTTTTTCAAATTTCAAATCATGTGCTTGAAGTAATAATTTAGGATTATGATTAATTGTATCTAAATTAATTGATATCATAATTATTTCTAAGCTCTATAAACTTATCAATCCAATTATCTCTATGTTCAATAAAAACTTGTGGTGCTTCATCTGCTACAGCAATAATTATTGCAATATAAGGTATAGGTATACCTGACATTTCTTCCCACATAACAGAATATGCTGAACATTGCATAAAATAATTATCAATCCATTCTTCTTTTTTGGGTTTACTAGAAGTCTTAAAATCAATTATGTGATTTTTTCCACGAAATTTACCAATACAATCAACTCTTCCGGCGGTTCTTAAATGATTTGAAAATAATGCACGTTCTTGTCCGTAAACTAATTCTATTTCATCAAGAATAGGTTGAATGCTTTTAAACATAACAACATTATCAGGAGTATATTCGTCAAATGACAATTCGTTGTTTAAATAATCTTCACAGAGTTTGTGAACTTTGGTGCCGCGGCGAGATGCTTGAGTAGAAATTTTATTGGCTTCTTTTTCACCAACACGTTTTCTCCATTTGAATAGGGCTTCTTTTTTATAATTGGAAAGAACAGTGGTGACGGAAGGATACTTTTCACCAGTAGGAGTTACATAATATCTTTTTCCGTTTTCATTTATAGTTTTTAGTTCTAAATCTCCAAGAACATTTTCATGTATAAACATTATTCAATTATATTAACATTACTTTCATGATGTGCATTTTTTATTTCTTTTAACTTATCATTAAAAGAAGCATCTGGTTTTTTAGCTCCTACATTATCGTAAGCAAATCCTGGAAGACCAATCAATTGCTTTACTTCACCATCACAAGTTGATATTCTACAAGATTCCTCAGTTGGAATCTTTCTATCAGCTATTTTGAAATCCATTTCAAAAACATCTCCACATTTTTTACATTCGTAATCATATGTTGGCATAATATGAACTCCATGTCTTAGATATTGACATATATTCTTTTTTAGAATTAATAAACTGTACTGAAGTATTATCTACTATTACATTAATATTTTCAAGTTGTTTAGGAATAACATTATCAAATAAATGCCTATCTTTCTTTTCAATTACATCAAATATCATTGGATTTAAATAACAAGCTCCTGATGTTGCTAAAAGTTCTTTATTCATTTTATAATCAGGCTTAACTGAAATTTTTTCTATTTTATCAGAACCATTTTTATATTTAATAAAGTTTTTATATTTACTATCCTCCATGGTCATATGTGACAAAATAGAAATTAGTTTTCCATTATTTTTATGAATATTATAGTAATTTTCTATATCAAAATTATATAAATTACCACCATCTAAAAATAAAAAATCTTCTTCATCAAATTTATAACTTAAATTTCTTAAAGATTGTGCTGTTCCAACACCACCAGTTTGTTTATGAATATTAATTTTAAAATCAGTTGAAAATAATCCATTAATTTGATATTTTTTTAATGCTAATTCAATTTGATTATGGTGATAACTTGTAGTGATATTTACTTCATCAATGTCATATTTTTGTAGCCATTCGAGATTGTGAAATAGAATCGGTTTCGCCTTCACTGGCAATAAACACTTTGGCATCATATCCGTAAAGGGCCTTAACTCTGTATTCATGCCAGCACAGGTCATCAATACTTTCATTTTTTTGCTTTCTTTTTTGGTTTAGCTTTTTTGGTGCTTGTAAAACGGCCCTGACTATCCCTAGTAGATTCGGGTTCGGGTTGTTGAAGACCCTCCGGAAAAGAGTTATAAGCTACGAGGTGAGTAATCTTATCATATTTTTCTTGAAGTTTTTTATCCTTCATATGCCAAAGATCATCAGCCTCAGAGGGGTGCAAAGAGTTAATCAGTTCAATCCACAAAGTTTCACGCTTCACGCTGGTTAACGTTGGGTGTCCTCCCTCAACAAATAAATATAATTTTCTTACTTCATAATTCAAAGTAGCTCCATCATCAACACCTTCAATAAATCCTCTTTGTGGATTAAACTCATCTTCTTTTAACTCTGGTCGACCTTCAGGAAGCAAAAATTTTATATCTTTATTAAAATTAATTCTCAATAATTCTTTTACTGCTTTAGTTGCATTTTGTCGCAAATAGTTAACACGTTCTTCATCAGTACTTAATCCATTTGCAACTGATAAAACTTCATTTGTCATTCTAGCCGCCATAATATCTCCTAAAATTCATTTATATGCTCCATTAAATTTTTAAGTTTATGTTTTATAAAATAATTGAAAAGTCTAGACCTACCAACTTCAGGTTGATTAACATATTCATCCACAATATTAATTTGTAACCATTCAGGTATTTTAGTAAAATCTATTAACATTTCATTTCTACGATAATTGCGTAACTGTTCCCCTTGACAAAATACATCAGGTTCAAGTTCAGCCCAAACTGATACCTTTTTCTTTGATAATGGTGTTTGTCTTTTGTCTGTAACAAATGTATCATCAGAAGACAAAAAATTTGGAACACCATCACTTGTATCACCTCTAAGTATATGTTCTCTTAAAAAGTTATCTGGATTATCAGTATTAAGAAATTTCTTCGTAAGAGGCGAATATTGACTCACATTTTCATATTTCTGTAACTGAACAAAATCCTTATCACTTGATAATATCAAAACAGGTTCTTTTGTTGCATTCATTACAATAGTGGCAATAATGTCGTCTGCCTCTGCTCCATCTATATATACGACCTTATAAGGAAAATTTTCACTTATCTCTTCTCGTATTTTATGTAATAATCTGAACAATTCAGACCAATCAAAATCAGACTTGTCTCTTGTTGTTTTTCTTTGAGCTTTATAATATTTGAATGCATCCCTTCGCCAATTATCTGGTGCATCACAACAAACTATCAGTTGTCCATATTCATCACTAAATTTGTGATGATACATTCTTATAGTATTTAAAACTGCATGTCTGACAAAATCTTCAGACATTGCTTTTTTATTCATCATCACATTTGCAATAACTATTTGCGAATAATCAAGTAATATCATTTTACAATTTTAAGGAGTATAGTTTCATTATTAATACGACCAGTTAAATCTTTTTCTTTAGAATTAATAGAATCATATTGTTTTTTAATCGCAAGTTTACCACCAGAAAGCATTTTTGTTAATACTTCTTCTGGCTTTCTTACTTTTTTACATTTAGAAAGTGATGTATCAAATCCTCGAAGAGTGCTTCCTTTTACAGATAGTCCTGCATGACTTTCTGCTTGATATACACCAAGTTTACGATACTTTGAATTAAATACATACAATCGATCAGCACCGACAATCTCAGATGGATTAATTGATGCTATTTTATATTCATCATCTTGTTTTTTATAATTCAATTTAGCAATTTGTTTCGAAACCGAAATAGGTTTTTTCTTTCGTGGCTTTCTTTGCTTATTAGCATTTGCAGAATATCGTTCACAATCACTAATAATTGTCTGAATAAAATTCTCATATTTAACAAGTTGCTTCTTTGTCATATGAGCATAAGATTCGGCTAGGTCTTCGTCTGTTGGAATTGATTTTATTTCTGTTAAATAGGGCTGAAATTCATTTGCTATCTTTTTAGCAATTAGTCCCTTAACTTCTTTACTAACTAACCAATCATATACGTTTATAGTCGGCTCATAATCATTGTCAAAAAAACTATCTATAGATTGCTCTATTTCAGAAGCATATATAGATACTTGTTCTTTTATATAATTTTGAATTGAAGGCTTATGATCATTTCCATTAATTTTCTTTTCAATAGATTTTTGTTCAACAACAAGTTCACCTCTTTTCTTACTGTAGTCAATATAAAAATTAATTTTTTCTATATACTCTCTCGGAAGATTTTCAAATCCTCTCATAAACATTCTAGCAAGAAACCCACCACCTTTCAAATAAACAGTCTTTGGTCCGTCTACAAGAACACCAGCTTTTCCCCATGGAAAAGATTTTACTTTCTGAATATCTTCTTTACTATACCCAGAATGTTTCATGTACTCCAACATCCATTTTTTAGACTGATCTGCTTCATGAAAATGACTATACCAATTCAATCCATGCATTATATCAGATTCCGTTGAGTTATCATCAAAGACTGGTTCGGTTCCCATTCTTTGTTCATCAAATGATCTACCTGAACCAATAATTTGTTTAGGTTTTTTTATTAGTGATAATTTCTTTCTGTTCGCCATGATCTAGTTCATATATTAAGTTATCAAGAAAATCAATCCATTGATTGATACGTTTATCCCAACCATAATGAGTATGTGAATATTCTAATGCATTGTCAAGATTTTTTTGAACATCTTTTGTCCAATATGAATCCATAACATCTTCCAGCGCATCAGCAAATTTTTCAACATGTTTGTCTTTGTATTCTGTATAATTATACATGTAAGCATATTCACCACATGTTTCGGGTAAGGCTCCCCAATTAGAAGTAACAACTGCACAATGAGCAGACATTGCTTCCATTGCTACTCTACAAGAAGTTTCTTGCCAAGTACATGGATATGCTAATATATGCATATTTGTCCAATGTTTTCTCAATTCATCATATGAAACTGTACTATGATTTGTTACTCTTGAATCTGATTCCAATCTTTCAAATAAAGGCTTGTATTCTTCATCATTTTGTTCCCAGCCATACAATTTATAACTAGAAAAAACATGTAAATGAAAATCAGTTCTATCAATTAAATCTAAAGCATTCACAAGAATATCAAGACCTCTTTGAGGTGTTGAAGCATATATTAGTTGAAGGTCTTTTGTTTCAGTCTCTTCATGTTTAGGAATGGGGTCTATAGCATTTTTAATTACAACCCCACGATCATACGGTATTTTTAATAATGTATTAAATTGTTGTTGTTGCCAATGACTAACAAAAACCAATTTATCAAACATATCTATTGAAGGAGTTGTAAGTAAAGAATGAACAGGATCTAAAGCAAGATCATGTAACCAATAAAGCCTACGTTTATCTTCTTCTATTTTATGAACTCTTGAAACAACAAATTGAAATTTGTCTTTATATTCTTGAGGTAACCTGCGGAATAATTCCATTGTGACAAGTTCTGTTCCACCCAAAGAATTTTCCGCAGGATTTCCTTCTTCATGTTGAGGAATTTTCACATCTACATTATCAATCATAATTTACTTTCTATAATCTAGCGAGAGTTATCTCGTTGGTTTTCTTTTTGCTTCTATAACTGTGTTTGTAAAAAATATGATCATCTATTCTTACATTTTTTCGATATTTATTTGCCCATTTTGGATATTTTTCCATCCAATCTGCATGATAGTGTGTCGCACCATCTGTTATATCCATAAGTCGATCTTTATGATCATAAAACCATTTAGCTACTGATTGTGAGCTTTTCCAGCCCCATCCTTCTCTTGGTTCATCTCCCATTCCATCACAATACCATGAAAATTGGCATCGATCTCTTTTTGGATGTCCTGAAGCATAATGAGGACCTTCATATATTACATCACAAAAAGTATTAGGAAATCGTTCTGAATCTACTCTATTTTTTGTTACAAAAGCAACTGCTAATTTTCCTGCAGTTGATTGTGTTGCCGCTTCAAAATATATATTCTTTGCCAAACATTGAACCTGATCCTTTGTTATTTTCTCAGTTAGTAAATTGGGATTTAAGGTTATCGGTAAAGTTTTCGATATTGGCTGTATGATAGACGGTATTTTAGTACTTTGTTTTCCAAGAGGTGCTTGTATCGTTCCCGTTAATATACATGATGCGACAATTACCATAAAAAAAGCATAAACCTTTTTTAACATGTAATTCTCCGTTTGTTTAACAATTGCATTATCTATACATCAATCGTTGTAGTTATTATTTATAATAGTTAAAAATGGCACCCCAACTAGGAATCGAACCTAGAGCGAGAGATTAGAAGTCTCTTGTTTTATCCATTAAACTATTGGGGCTCAATTACCCATTCTTTTTTTTGTATTCTGAATGGTAGTTTTCGCCCTCTCAATCTTCTTTTTTCTAATCGATTCTACTTTTTCACTAGCTCCAGTAGAAAGTTCTTTTTCTTTCATGATAGCAACTGTTAATTCTGCGTTTGCTTCATGCATTTTGAGTGTGTTTTCAAGCCGCTTTATTGCGTTTTCTTGTCTTTCACGTTTTTTTAATGTCATCTGTCCTTTTTGATCTAATTTTTACTATGCTACCCCTGTATCCATCAGGAGTTTTATATCGTAATACAGTTTCAATATAAAAATCATGTTTTCCATAAACAGAATAATGCGATTTTAAACCTATAAGTGATTTTTTTTCTTCTTCTCTTATCTTGTCAAAAGCGATTTGTACCGTCCGTTTTTATAGTAGTATGATACCCCCGCTCTAATAGAGAATTAGCAAATGTAGTTGCTTCTTCTCTTGATTGACAAAATCTTTTCATTATATGTTCAGGTTCTGGCTCAACAAATTTAAGATTTTCTCTCATTTGAGCATGAGTGTTTATACTACTTTCAGTATTTTTAAAATATTCTACCCAAATATTCATAATACTGCCTCCAGTCTACAAGACCATGCTAACATTATACTTACAATAAATGTAAAAACCCAAAACAATATTTCATTTCTATTAAACATTTCAACTCTTAATTTTTTAAAGTTGGCTCGCCTCTGTCATAGAATTTCCATCCTCCATGGCATGGTTGTCTTTTTCTAATAGCATAAGCCTTATCTGTATATGTTCCACCTTCTCCTTCACACTCTGCAAAAAATGGTGTCATTCCACTAGGCCAATTATTTGTGTTGCTTGAGCAACTACTCATCAATAACATTACAAAAACAAGTAATGCTATTCTCATCCGTTTGGCCTCCGCTCTAAATCTTTATGTGGAAATTCCTCATCCACACATTGTCTATAAGGAGTAGCATATGTTCTATTTTTTAGTAATGTTCCTCTTTTTAATCCTGGGTCGTATGTATATCCCCAACATCCGTTAATATCCAGTCTGGGTGTACATCCAACAACTGTCCATGTCGCCATCATTATAATAATTAATAATAGCATTTTCTTCACAAATATCTCCGTTCTTTTAAGTTACTACCTTTGTTGTTTTCATCTACACATTGATAATAAGGTAGTTTGGCATCTTTAAGCATATGCCTGGTTCCTCTATGATGTCCAGGACCTTTAACCCAATGTCCAAAACATCCTATTGTACTTATTCCACATCCAACAACTGTCCATGTCGCCATCATTACAAAAATTAATAATAGCTTTTTTTTCATTTGTTTCTTAAATATTATTGAAAAACTTTTCTTTTATTTTCAATGATCCTTTTGTTCCACAATGTGGACAATACATATTTTTAACTATTTTCTTATGCAATTCTTCTTTATTATCGGGAGTTTTTGCATAACTCCACCACTTACTACATTTTCCACAATCAAAATGATACAATATCTCATAAACATAATTATGCTCACAATCGTTGCTCATGTCCCCCTCAGAGTTAATAAGATCCAGATTAATAAAATATTAGTCATCAGACAGCTTATTGCTATAACTGCATGATACCAAACCCATCTAACTTCATATTTTTTATCTCGTTCTAATTCTATTTCCGTTTTCGTTTGAATTTTTGGAAGCCAAGTATTTTTCCATTTTTGTTTTACAGACTGAAAAAATTCTTTCATCTAATATTCCTTAATTTAAATATGGAGATTCTACATCTATAACTTCAGGACTTTCATTAGCCATTCTTCCACAAAATTCGTGAAAATCATCTAAATTATCTTCTTCATGAAAATGTGCTTCATCATATCGTGTAAACAATTCTTTTGCTTCTCGTAACATTCCAACACGAAATTCGTGAACTGTACCATCAGGCTCATGAGCCAAGAGACAATCTTGTTCTCCTCTATAAAACAGTTCTATTCTTGTTGTCGGAAACAACATCCAAACTAACTCCTGATGATATTATAAAGTGGGGCGCGGCCTGAGTGGTGGGGGTGCAGATCCATTATTCCGCTCAGACCTCCCTGCGCCATTCGAAAATTTAGTAAAACTCTTGTTTATTATTTATTTTTTTTGACTTTTTCTCTTTTATATCTATAAAAACATGTACAAGCGCAAAAAATATACCTAAAATAACAAAAAGTTGAAGCGGAAGAAATACATCATCCCAACTCCAACCAATATTATCATTTAATTTTAAAATTACTAAAATTGATGTTATAACAATCATTAATAACATCGGAACACGATAAATAAATATTTTCATTTAGTCTTTTTTGCTGTTCCTCTAGTATAAAAATCTGGATCAATTGAAATATTTATACCAGAACCCATTCTTTGACTTTCTTGTGTCACCATTCTAGTGGGTTCTGGTATAATACAATCAAATTTTGTAATCGTTCCACCCTTTTCCAAATATTCATTTATCTTTGTATTCAAATCTTCTCTTGATATATTAAATTTCTTTTTATTTTTTTTAGCCATTCTATTGTTTATAATAGGTTAATTATAGCATTAAATATAAAAAAAAGCAACATTAACGATTAACGTTGCTCTTCCATCCAAAATCCAAGTCCTTTTTCTTTTAACTTGCGTTGTACATCTTCAATAGTGAAAAATTTTTGTAATACATCTTTACTTAAAAATAAGGTACCATTCCAATATAGATCAAATTGACCTCTAGCGCCTTCTTCTATTTCACATGTATCTAATAAAGTTGTATTAATGCTTGCAGAAAGCCTTTCTGCATGTGGTCTGTAATTTCAAGAAGTGCAGTATTTAATTAAATACACTAATTCTCCTTTTATTCGGTCTAATCCCAAAGACCATGATAGTGTTTTGAAAAAAGAGTCAATCCTTCTTCAATTTTGCGCCACCATTCTTCTCTTGCATCTGCATCATCCCTATGATGCATGATCTTATCATATTCTTCATCCTTATCAATAATCATTGCAAACGCATCGATCATTTTCTGAAGTTTGTCCATCCAGAGAGTTTCGTAATAATTGCTTTCTGCTTCACGATCTAAAATTTCTTCGAATGATCCTTGAGCAGAAAAATCCGGATATGCTTCTGTTTCATCATAAGGAGTCGGATAGCCAAAATGTGGCACACGTTCCCTTAAACGAATAAGTGCAGGATGAATAATATTAGCAAGAGTACTATCCAAATTCCAAACATCATGATTATCAATGCGTACATGAAAGGCCCGATTTTTTCTAGCAACGGATCCCATTTTTACATACATAATATTTTCTCTATCTAATTATTTATTTGAACTGGCTCCCCGAACTGGGATCGAACCAGTGACCCAATGATTAACAGTCATTTGCTCTACCGTCTGAGCTATCGGGGAATATTATAACTGACCATTGAAAAGATATTTATCCAAAAAATGCCAAACAAAATCTGGAAGTTCCAGAAATCTGCATAGTGAAACAAAGTTATGATGCACAAAATAATAATAATCAAGACTTATTCTGCTTGCAATATAACTCACTATTAAAAGCAAGGTAAACCAAATAAACATTTCACGAATAATATTTTTTCTAAGCATTTTCTTCAATCGCATATTTTAAAATTGACATTTCAAGTTCATCTGCACCTGTCGCATAATCACTTCCTGATCCTTCTTCTGCAAGTTTTCTCATTCGCTTTACAGTTTCAATACCTTCATTTGTAAAAACCACGGTCAAATCCTCAAATCCATTCCAATCATATCGGAATTCATAACCTTCTTCAGACAAAGTACTTAATTTGGTGGTTTCCCAAGTAGCAACTTGCCATTTTCCTTCAGTCTCTACCCAGACATAAACATATTCAAGATAAGAACTTTCCCGAATGTATTCCTCAAAATCAAGATAATTTTCATAAGCTATTGGTTCATCTGTATTTGCACGACCCTCATGGGACTTTTCAACTGTTTCACTCAAACCTGATGCATAACCCAAAGTTGTAGCTAATTCAAATGCTTTTTCTTTAGAATTATAATTTTCTAGCAATTGTTCACCAACACCAGTTGTATAACCGTCATAATGCACGTAGGATGAAGTAACTTCCCAATCCTTGTTCATATATGCTACTAAACTATTCGTACTCATAATGCCCCCATATCACAAAGGTAGTTTTCTAATACATAAAAATCACTATGTGTTTCTTTTCTATAATCCAATCCAGCATATTGTGCTTCCCAATATGAAGCGACCAGTTCTTCTAAACTTCTGTTTAAACTTAAATCAATTTTATCTTTCATTTCCATTAGTCCATCCTCGAATCTACATAAACTCTCATTCCAACTTCTTTCAAAACATCAGCAAATGCATCTGCATAAGCCTCTTTACGGGCAAGAGACTGTCCAAACTCCCGAACAGATACATACCATCCACCGTAATAATGCTTATTTCCCATTCCAATGCTTTTAAGATAAGAAACAAATTTTCCACGAGCAGGCTTAATAACTACTCCAGCAAATCCACAAACTCCACCTTCAACAACATAAGTTTTTTTGGAATAATCAATTTCATTACCCATCAACTCTGTAG